CATACTCCTAAGCTCACTGCGAACAACGAGCATGCCTTCGTAACGGTCCGCCGAATCATTTGGAAATGCTGTTGCATCTGGTTCTGGTTCATATCTTCCTGCCATTATTTCATTAAAATACATTTTAGCAAGGCGACGAGCTGTACCTTTGCTGTTAGGATCCGTTTCACGATCAATCAGTAGTGCGTCCAGTACACCTTCAAATGCTACAGTGGCTTCGTCGATGAGTTTGTCTTTTATGACATCTGAAACATATTCGCTGATATTGTCTCCTGCCCAGAAACGCCTACCATCACGTTTCATTTTAGCACGAATCACTCCGCCTAGATAGCCTTCTGAATAGCCGCCAGCGCCCGCCATTGCGTCCAGTGCTGTTTCATCTGGATCGTTGCTGATATATACTTTGTTATAGGTCAATTTTTATTCTCCGAGTTATGGCCGAGGATGGCCGTTGATTGATTATACTGTCACAGGAACTTAAAGTCAATGGTTCTCAAGTCCGGATATTGAATATATTTAGGTTCTTGATCTACCAAAGCAAGTTTTTCGATGCCACGTGTGCAATCTTCCAAAGTAGGACAATAGTGCCAACCTGGTCCATATCGTTTAACAGAACTCCAGGGTGCGATGTGTAGATCTCTGCCATCACTGCGCCATCGACTCAACACACGATAAGCTTCAGCATCGTCGGTCAACACAGCACCCACACGTCCGAGCTGTAATGGTTTGCCATTTCCAAAACTCAAACACTGCATCTGGCCTGGTCGATACATGCCTTGTCGCAACAGTCTTGCACTGTCCCATATATTGGTTTCATGGAATTGATATTCACCAGTCCAGATTTCATCAATCAAGTCAAAATCAATATAAAGATTTCTCAGTGTTTGCGGCACACTGAGATATGTGTAGGCTGTGAATCTACAGTGCTTGATAATTTGGTATCGAAAACACAGTTCAAGAGCATGGGTGCAACCATCAGTGGCCACCACATACGGAGCACCTGTAAATCGCGCTAGACGATCTTCAAATTCAAATAATGCATCATACACGGCTGTACCACTTCCAAGCTGAGTCTACAATTTGTTCCAAGGTCGAGTGTTCTGGAGTCCAACCAATGATAGCTCTAGCAACATCAGCACGAGCCACCAGTCTATCTGGATCACCGGGTCTACGTGGCCCTGTGTCTACCAAAAAATCTCCATATTTTTCACGCACATAGTTGATGATCTGTTGATTGCTGATACCGGTACCGGTACCTAGATTCATTGCAGCCGCACAGTAGTTGCCTTTGTTGAACACCCAGTCAATGGCCTGCAGGTGTGCTCGAGCGATGTCCCAGACGTGTACGTAGTCTCTGATGCAGGTGCCGTCTGGGGTGGCATAGTCTGTGCCGTTCAAGGTAAAGGTCTTGTTGGCCAATTTGGCTTCTAGTATTCTAGCAATGATATGACTGGCACCTGCGGCCTGTCCAAGATCTATTTGATCTGCGATGCCAGCGCCGGCAGCATTGAAATATCTAAAGCTAACACTGGGCATTTGATATGCATCAAAATAATCGCTGAGCATGCGTTCTACCACATGTTTGCTGACACCATATGGACTGATGGGCAGTTTGAGATCTGTTTCGACCACCGCTTGGCCTCCCACAGGATTACCGTACACACTGGCACTGCTACTAAACAGCACCAACGGCTTGCGTTTAAGATCCTTGAGATGTGTCATCAAGGTCTCGGTCTTACTGATATTGTTCCAATAATACTTGGCAGGATCCGTAACACTTTCTCCCACCATGGTATCAGCGGCACAGTGAACCACCACATCTGGCTCAAGTTCGGTGATCCACATGAGACTGCTCTTGCTGGCAAAGTCTGTGTGTAGATATCCAGCCGCATTGCCAAGAGTGTGTTCTCTGCGTTCGCGATCAATAACAAACACTTCGTTCTTGGAATTTTGAAGTCGCAATGCTCTTGCGATATGACTACCAATATAGCCGCATCCACCAGTGATAACAATTTTCATATGTACTTCTTATCTTGTAAAAAAGGAATGATTACATTGTCGGTAAATTTTTTATGCTGTGCTGGCGAAGGATGCATGGGATCGCTTTCATCAAATGCAAGTCTCGAATAATCTCTAGCCCATTCGTGTTCGCCCTCAATAGGTAAAAAATTCTCAAAATCAATTTGTTTATACAGATGTTCTACATCGATGTGATTAATCAGTCCCTTGTCAAATACTTCGTTGGTGAAAGTTGACATAAAATAAGGAATGCCGTGCAGTTGTAAAAACCACTGTACTCGTAACACATGTTCTATTGTATAAATTTGAGAACCGATATTGTCATGATAGTGTGTGTAATATTGTTTTGCAAAAGTGTTTTTCCAAAACCAATTCAATAATACCCAACGACTGTCGGCATTTTTAACAAACGCAGTGGGATTTTGTCTCCAACCTTCGTCAACCTCAAATCGGGGCGTTTCCTGTAGATACACATCGTGTCGGTCTCTTCCAGACCACATGACACCGACCAGGATATCTTCAGGTTTGTATAGTTTTAGTGCTTCGGCGACTTCGTAAATTACTTTACGACTTATCAGCCCATTACCAGTACTGCCCAAGCCGGTATGTCGGTGCTCAACATTGGAAAAAATTTCCCCCAGATGTACAGGCCAAGTTCGTTCCCATACCGGATCGCTAAAACTACATCCGCTGGTGATAACAATTTTAAATGTCATATTGCATTCTTTAGAGTACAGCGTTTGGATATTTGCTTTCGTGAGTATATTTTCTGTAGTCTGTGGTCATACGCAACCATTGCTCACCTGTGCCAGTCATGATGTCAACAATACGATCCACAGTGCCATCATTCCATGCACTGATCCGGCCCATACGTGGACTTTCCATATGTAGCAGTTTCTCTAGCTTCATGACTGCATCTTCTAAACTCCAAGGGATATAGAGCCTATTACAGTCATTTGCAAAAGTTTCAGGGAAACTGCGATAAGCAGGATATAGAACATTGGCTCCGAGGGTATCTGCTTCACTGACAGTGTTCGAGACCCAATCTTGGAGAGCACAGTTAAACAGCACACGAGTATCGTTAAGGAGAGCATAGTAGTCGTTTTTATCTAGGTCCTCATAGAGAGTGAGCGACCCGGCTGCCTGCATTTCTCGTGTACGAGTCATGTAGCTGTCGTTGTTGCTCTTTAACTTTGCGCCACTAAACACACTGAACTCGATGTTAGAGCCTGGATTGCGTTTGTGATACAGTTCGATCAAGTCCATGTAAAAATCAGGTTGCTTCTCTTGGTCCCAACGTGCCGCAAAGCCCACACGCATGGTACGTTCCAAGAATGGGCGTAGTTTGCCAGGTACACGTTCACGCACTTCGGCCTTGCCAAATGCCAGGCCTGAGATATTGTAGATGGGCGCCGTCCAACCTGCCACTTTCATGTGCATGACCATCTCTTCGTTGGTGGCTAACACAGCACCACCCGATATGGTCACAATGTCATTGACCATGCGCTCATAGTCCATCATCCACCGGCCCATGCCCCAGACGTGTACAAAGTCATCGGGGTCAATGGCCTGCGCCAGACAACGTACATAAATTTTAGGACGCAGTTCCTCAGGAACCTGTGTGATGATATAGCCAAGACTTTCAAAGCCGGGCTGAAACATGTCTTCAAAGTAGATGACATCTTCTCTGGTGATTTCGCCTTGTTGCATCAAGCGAACCAGATTCATCATTTGGCTCATGGCAAAGTAACTGCGACCATGTGCGTCCAACACTTGCCCTACAACAATCTTTTGACTGTTGTCAAGAGTCAAACCTGGTACATAAACAACATCAAGTCCACGTCGATCAAACACACGACGGTTCCACTCTGTGAGTTGTAGTGTATAACGAGCCTTGTAAGACTCTAATCCCATGTAATACAACTTACGCATGATCAGTACCTGTTGGGACGATAGTTGGTATCACGAGGGCGGAAGTTGGTGCGCTCGGGTTTTGGATGTGGACTCCAATTATCTTTGGGCCATTTTCCGGCCAACACACGTTGAAACTCGCCCCAGGGAGTTTTCTCATAGTATAGGTGTGCTTCGTTAAACACATAGCCCTGCTTGACGCAGAACTCTCGATAGTCGTCCAAATCATCATAGATGTTTGAAACTTCAGGCTTCATTCTTAGATATTTTTCAAGCCATTTTGGTTGTGACATAATAGTCTCCTTAGATTACGATGGAAAGATTTGGACGGGTAAGATTGTAGTGTATGACGCATCCGTTTTCACCGTCCTCGGATACTTCAATTGTGACGTTACGACCAGGATAACGTGCGGCAATTTGTATGTACAAGTCATCTGCAATCATCTCACAGCTCTTGTAGTCTAATGCTAGTATACTATCTTTGTATAAGTTTTCCAACCAGCGTTTGAATTGAATAAACTCAATGTCACGATCATTGTGGAACACATCAATCGACACACGGAAGTGAAATATGTGACGATGTGGTGAGCCCAAAAAGCTGACATCATATTCATCGCCAGTGGCCAGTTGTGGATCTGTTGCGGCAGCCGGATAACAGTGGATGCCTTCCTTTTGGAAAGTTACAAATATGGTACGTTGTGCGGCATCTTTGATGCGCTCTACAGTTTCTCTTGCTTCTTGATTCATGAATATCTACTTCCTGGTTGTCCTGGCTCATTGCTGTTGGTGCAAGCCAGGGTATGGTTGGTTGCGTGTGGGCAACGTTTATTACCGCATACGGGGCACAAAAACATTTGAGACATATTGCCCTTATTACAATTATAACAGTAACATTCGAATACTGCAACCTTGTTCTTATCGAAAATACGATCAAAGTTGTTGCCAAATGTGGTTTGATCTACACTAAAAGGTCTTGGTGCCGACCCTTTTCCTCCATCACCCATTTAAATAACCTCGTCTTTGGTATATTTAGACCAGTCTGTGAACACTGATCTTTTTTGTAAGTCGTGTATGCTGTGACACCATACTCCAGGATTGGTTGCACGAAAATCCTTGTCATCAATTTTGAGCGTGGCATTGTAGCCCAGTTGATTGATGTAAGGCAACTTGACCGAAATCATGGGAATAAAATTATGGTTCTCAACAAAGCCGGCCTCCAACAGACCTTCTGTGCAGGCAACATCGATATCCAGCGTACATAGATAGTCTCGTTCTAGGAAATGATATATCATGCGTTCCCACTTGGCCCATTCAGCGCCGTCGTTTACTGCCAGGTTGGGGAAACTTTGATTAGCACCAAAGTAGATATGCTGGATGTGCTTGGTCTTGTCTTCGTAAGAATTAAAATCATCTAACCAATCTTGGATTTCTTTCGTATCCTGTACACCTACAACAAACAGAGTATGCTTGCCCAATGCAGGTGTGTGTTCTACTTCAATACCAGTAAAAAATTTTACTGCTTCGTGACCAGCTCTAATCATATCATTCTCCAAATAAGTTATTGTCTAACACTGGTTGTGCTTTGGGTTTCTTTTCAGGTTTGTCGTTGCCCAGATTGCCCACAATCTCTATGTGTCGATTGGCCATGGTACGTGCGTTCTTGGCTTTTTTGCCTTTGAATCCACGTGTGCCCACAATCTCCATCCAATAGCTGTCGTACTGTTCAATAATTTCTTCAGCAGTTGCTCTGTCGGGAGCGGCAAATATGGCCTCCACAATATCTTCAAACAATTCTTGTGTAGGAGCACTGTAACGCATCATGGCTGGATGTTTGCCAGCATCAAAGCGTCTGTTGGCTTCTTGCACAGCAGTCAGGTGCATCCAGACATTATGACCCATTAACAATGCATAACTGAAACTGTCCCACGATGTCTTGCCTTCTTTGCCATTCTTGTTGACGTCTCCGGGCGCATAGATACAGATATCTTTCATCTTGAGCATATCACTGATGGGACTTTCTTGCCAGGTATCATATATGCCATCTGCTACAACTCCAGTAGACCACTTGCGTGTGTCTAGAGCATACTTCTTATCGTCTGCAGAAGGCGCCATGCGATATGACCATTTTGAATCGTGCTCAAACACGTTCTCAAAGTACACCTGTCCGTTGGCTGTGGCAAGGAATGGGCTGGCACAATCAAAGGAAATAGTAAAACTCGGATTAACGTATTTTCTAACTGCCCTCTGAATCACGGTGAGTAGCACAGCCCATTCCAACTTTGATGTGCCCAAGAAGTGCATCCAATCGTGTACACCTTCTTGTAGCAAATTATCATAACGCAACGCCACCAGGCGTCGAAGTACCAAATGAACATCACACATGTTCTGTCCACCCATACTCCACCCATCAAAATGCGTGTCTGGATACTTCACAGGGTCACAGTACTCTTTCATGATATCGTACCATTCATCTGCACTGGTATGATTATCGCCCTGTAACACATTCAAGAATCGGGCACCACCGTTGTTTTTTCCTCGACGATGCCGCATAAAGTATTCATTATTGAACTTGGTGGCATCTACGGCTTGTTGCAATGTGGTAATTTGACAAGCCTTTGATGCTTTCTTGTCATGAATGACCCAAGTGGGAATATCCAGAATCATGCCATAATCAGCAACACCATCCATCCATTTGAGTACAGCATCGCGCTTGGCCTGTGCCTTGGCACAGCCTGAGTTGGCTCGCCAGTCGCCTTCCCACAGACCCTTGGCAATCTGAAATCCTCCAGAGTCGCCTAGAATAAATGTACCTGGTTCACGATTGCGAACCATGTCTTCACTCCAGTCTTGCTTGGTAAGGTCAAGATTTGCATGGCCTCCGGAGTAAAGAGACCACCGGTATGGGAACAGAGCTTTCTGGCTGTTGAGCCAGTTCATCTGTTCCATGTCGGCCAGTCCTTGTGGAAATCGGGCAGGATCCACATAAGGTTCATTGCGTTGTTTGCCTATGAAGGTTGCATAGAAGCCAGATATCGCAGGCAAGAATACCGCGTAGTCATTTTGTTTTGCTGTTAAATTATCTTGGCTCATGGTAATAGTTTGCTGTTTGTATTAGTGTATAATCTGCACTGTACTGTTTGATGATTTTTGCTTTTAATACCGGATCTTGATTTATTCGTTCACGCAAAAGTTTGGCAATCATTTTTGTATCGTAATTGTCTTCGCCAATGTTGGCATTGACTGGATTATTTAGATCTAGGCTGCATTTGAGAAAATTTTCTAAATTTTTACCCAATTCGTGATTTAATTTAAAGTAGGTGGTTGGTATATCTTTTATTTGTTCAACGAATTTTACTTGCTCAGTGGTATGGTCGTCAAATATCAATTGATCAAAAATAATACGCTCTGTGAGATTATTATAATCTTCTTTGAAATGATCACTTCCATATCCGAACCCCAATACCCAACCAGCCGCATAGGTAGCATATCCGCTGATCCAACGTTCAACAGGATCTCGTAATACCACTATGGCCTGAGTTGGGCAAGGACTTTCAAATAAATTATAATGTATCCACTCATTTGACAAAAACAAATTGGTCAGATATGTACTGGCATTTTTGGGTATATTCAAGTAGAACACACCTTCGGGTGACAGCAGTCCGCCACCCGGGACATATCCTCTAGCGACCAAATGCTCAAGCATTACTTTTTCTGTGCTGGCAAGATATAGTTGTATTCTGCGATGCCCGAATCCACAGTGATCATTGCGGCACCTTCGTCACTGATCTTAAGAGTTTTGTCTCCAGTTTGTGCCAGGATAGCCATTACTGCTGCCACAGGCCAATCCCAAGGCTTGGACAAAGAACCTGATACTCCAGCTTGGAACACAAAGTTGCCTGAGTGACTGCCTGGATCACCAAAATAAAATATCAAGTTACCATTTTCAACCTTGGCCACAAATGTGGTTTCTTCACTGTTGGCACTAGCCTGTGCTCGCAAGCGTGTGATACCGGCCACAGTGGGCACAATGTCCACACCCCACTTGACACCTTTGAATTTGACTGACTTGAGCTTGTCATTGATGATTTCTGCCATCATAAAACGATAGTCGTTTTTGAAATCACCTGTTTTGTTTTCAAAGTGAATGCCTGACAGTACATCCACACCATTACGGTTTTGTGTGACCACAGTGATCTTGGGATCTTCTTTGTAGTCCTCAAGACTCAAAATAGTTTTCAGTTTGCCCAAGTTGGGCATACCAAATGTGCCAATAAATTCTGGTACTGGATTTTTAAATCGTGCCTGCACAATAACACTTTTGTCTTCGGCCAGGCCGTCGATGGTGGTTTCTGTGTCAGTGCCGGTAATTTTGATTAGGTCAATAAAACCAAGGCCGTGCGTGTGTTGCACAATGTCTAATAGATAATCTCTCATAAGTTCTCCGTGTTGAGTAATGTTGAAGTATACTAGACTATGTGTGGAATGTCAAACAAAACGGGGACGAATTTCACCTAATGCCTGATGTGCTTTGACCGTTTGTAGTTCACCCGGACAGCGAAGTTCGATCCAATTCAGTACACCTGAGTTGAAAGATTCGGTGTGTACTATTTCAAATCCGGTTTCTTGTGCCATGGCGACCAATTGACTTTTTGGCACATAACTGTTCCATCGACTTTCTGCATAGGCGGCACCTGTTGGTGTTTCTCCATCATTGTAGGTAAACATCACGGTACCACCTGGGCGTAGCAATTTGAATAATTCTCGTAGATATATGTTGATAGTGGGCAATGCCAGATAGTTAAAATAATCCCAACTAAAGATAAATCCAAATTGACCTTGTGGCAATATTGAAAAATCTGGAATGACATTGATGGTATACTGTCGTAGTCGGCTTTGATACAGTCCCGAAAATTGTTCAAAGGTTTTTTCAAGAAAACGTTGATCCAAGTCCACAATATAAAGTGGATCACTGGCCACAAGATGCGATGTCATTTCTCCGTTCCTGCAACCCAATTCCATTCCGGGATAGTGCCAGTCGCTGTAGTATCGTATACGATTGATCAATAGATCCTTGGCATTGTCTGGTATACTCATTGAACGATTCATTCTATGCTCGTGGTTCATCATGCCACGGTTTATCTCTTCATCGTAGGTGCCACTGAACAGCTCATAGGTCACCAGTTCAATATGTTGATCCAGTTCACGAATAAACTGTTCTCTTGTGCCGTGTTGTTCCCGAATGCGTTGAATTAAATCGGTGTGTGCGGTGATATTTTGTCGTATGTATTCAGCATACGCAGGCGCCAGATCGCGTTCCAGATCAGTCAATTGAGACACCACCTGAGTCAATTCCGTGACAGAGCGATCCACGTTGTATTCATCGTGCAGGCGTTGTCGAAATTTTACTAGATCATACAGTTTCATTGATATACACCATCTGGTGTATATATTTATTCAAAAGTAAACAAGGTATCAAAAGTAGTGGCGATCTGGGTATTTTCATTGATGCGCCAGTCTAGCACACCCAACAAGTTTTCTACCTTTTGATCCACAATAGTGGTCTCCATCAAGGTATCATCAAATGGCAAGTCCTTGAACCATTGCGGAATGTGTGTTTCGTCAGTGGGATAGCCCACGCTGGTATAGCCCAAGGGATTGTCTTTGAGTTTGCACACAATGGTTTTCATACCATCGATGATGCTCAGGCTGTACTGATCTCCATGCATACGGCGCAGAGTATTCCAGTTCATGGCGGCTCTAACGTGTCCGGGCATATTGGCCTTGCCCAAGCGTTCTTCTTCCTTGGTGTAGTTGGTCAAGTTGTTGACACGCTTGGGAGTGCCTTTTTCCCAGGCCGGTCGATCTTGGAACGCATACTTGAAGTCGCGAACCTTGTTGTAGATATCTTCCTTTTTGGCACCGGTCAACACATCCAACAACAATTCACTCAAGAAGTCTTGCACCACCTTGGGAGTATCTGATCGTTTCAAGTCCAAGCCCATGGCCTTGACCTTGCCCGGTTTGCCGTGTGTGTCCAAGCGTTTGCCTTCTAGGTCGGTGATCAGCACAGCATAGCGTTTCTTCTTGATAAACAGACCTTTTTCGGCCACCAGTTCACGACCGCCCTTGATCAAAGCACCGTTTTCTCTGGGCACGTGACACGCCCGTTCCATGAACGCAGGAAAACTGTCGTTTACCTGATCCGCAATCTGGTCGTAGAGCTGGATACATGTTTCTTTAGACCACTCCATCCGCCCGCCCGCGACTTCCTCTTTGATTGCGGGCCAGGCAGAGAAATAACACGAATCTGTGTCCCCGTATATAATTGCCGGGCCTGTATGATCGTACGTACCGAAGATACACTCGTTGATGTATGCGTCCATGTGCCTAGCGATGATCCTGCCAGTGAGCGTAGTGCTTTGGCCAATCCTTTTGTCAAAGAACCTGCAGCCTGGGTTGAGGATCGCCCCGTAGAGGCTGTTGAGGTTAATTTTTTTGACGAGTTGTCGTTTGTCCCAAAACGCAATGTCCTCAGCAGTTTCTGCGGCCTTCTTTTTTGCCTGCATTTCTTTTCGTTCAGCATACCATCTCTCCAATAATCCAGGCACAACGGCCTTTTGTTCATAACTAAAAATAGTTCCATTTGCACTCAGCATCCAAGGTTGATTGCTGTCAAATATCATGCGCCATACATCCGCGGCACTCATCACATCACTGGACTTGTCGTGTTCCCAATCAATGGTCAGTTCTGTGCCAGCCTGACATTCCATGACAGCAGTATATTCAAGGGTACCAAACATGTTTTCCCAGGCGTCAGCAAAACTGCTGCCAGCGGCCATTTTGTCCTTGATATACCTGTCGGTCATGATCGGCCGGAGTTGTCCAACGATCGACTCTTGGGCCATGTTAAGAGCACGGATTGCTGAGGGGTACAGCGAGTTGATGTCGATGGCACCAATGTATTCGTGGACACCTTTTTTGGGGAAAGCAACATAGGCACCTGCGGCTTGTGTATCACCATGATCATCTTTTCCTTTTCTGTTAGGGACAACTAGTCCTCGTTGATGTGCTTCGTTAATAATCGCTTGCTCAGTAACGGCCACTGCACCCATGGTGGTTTGCAGTAGCACAGTGTTGTCGTGTGCCAGTTCGTTTGCAAGATCAAGAAAGCGTAGCTTCTTGTCCAGCTTGGCCAACAGCAAAGTATCTTGACGATTGTAGTCAATGAACTTGGAAAAATCTTTGTTGTACAGTTGGTCCAGTGTGCCTTCGTACTGTGTTTTGCGTTCATCTAGTTCGTACTCGCCAATGGCATCCAGGCTGTAACTGTGACGCTCTTCGTATGTGTACTTGCGATACAGTTGCATATAGTCCAAATGCACACGACCCAACAGATCAAACGTGATGTTCTCTGCGCCAAAGCGTTCAAAAGTTCTTTGCTTGGGCAGTTGATTCCACAGGCAGAATCGGCGTGTGTCATCCCGACTCAAGACCTTGGTGATACGCATGACAGTATAAGGAATATCGAAACCTTCTGAGTTCCAGCCCGACAAGATATCTGCATCATTGATCAAGTCCAGGAATGTGTTTAGCATGTCCTCTTCACGTTCAAACAAGAAACAGTTTTCATATCGGTCGCAGATTTCTTGTGCAGTCTCCCACGAGTATGATTTGGGCGGAACAACCAAGGTAACCAATTTGTCCATCCAGTCCAAATACAAACTGATGGCAGTGATGGCATTGAAAGGATCTTCGGGCTTGCTGTAGCCACGCACAGGATCAAAGTCTACTTCAATGTCAAAAAACGCTGTCTGTAACTTGGGTGACGAAGCACCCAGATAATGTTCTTCTAGGCAACGGAAGATGGGGTTGATATCTGATTCCCAAAGACGTTTGCCTGAATTTATTTTTAATTCTTTTTGGAATTCTTTGTTGTTGCGGCTGTTGAATCGGCTGACCGGAGTGCCGTATACTGTGCGGAACTTGCCACGCGGGTCATCGTAGTAGAACACATAGTTGGCAGGATACTCTCGATAGGTACGTTCGCCTCCAACCCGTTCTACCACGTGAATACGATCTTTAGCACGATCGTAAAGTGCATCGATATAACTCATTGTTTCTCCTTGTGCAATTTTGAGCTTACACTTACTCTACATGCCGTTTATAGTCCGGCGAGACTATGTGTATTTACGCCGTCAACATTCTTACCAGGCCAATTGTGTCTATGGTGGTCAACAGTATATAGTTAGCCAACAGCCCAAAGCTCTTGCGAGTCCAGCTAGCCCATGCATACATAGCACAGCCACTAATCCAGATAGGATATAGTACAACAAGAGGAGGATTAGGGACGGTGACTGCCATGGTGATCGAGCAACCAATACTAACAGCCCAAGCGAGCAACTCAATAGTAAAACGTACTGGATTGGTCCTATAATCATCTTTTATCCATTTGACAATTTCATAAATTATACTATTCATGGAGCATTGTTCAACCAACTGATTTGATCCCAGTGATAATTTTCAATCTCTGCAAGATTGGTATATTGCTCAACTAGATTATACAGCACTATATCTCTTTCGTAAAAGTAAGTCAATGTTCCAGTCAAATCATTGTCTTCTCTTAGTTGCCTGATTGTATTGATCAATGCTTTTGCTCGATATCCGCTGGGATTGATTTTGGGTATATCTGAGGGTTGGACCATGATACCATATGATTTCAAAAATTTATGTGTAATATAATCACCAGATAACCTATGATGATCTAACAATAACCAATCAATGGAATGCAATTTATCTCCAAATGTCACGGCCAAGGGATACGAATGCAAATCAAAAACTGCTGTGGTCAACAGTTTAAGAAATCGAGGATCTTCAACAATACTTTCAATTTCGTATTTTTTTAGACATTCAGTGATTCCTTTGAGATGGCGTTCGTAGGGATTAATAATATGTGCAAACACCTTGTCATTTGACCAATCAATTTCATCAGATTGAATAGTTTTCCAATTTAACAAATTTCGAAACAGCTCAGTATAACTTGAGCTGGCATGTTTGGTTATTGGTATGTACACCAAATTATTGAATCTGTAAGATTCCATCAAAGAGTCTTGCCCACAGTTTCCAAAATAGTGTTCAATTCATCGTGATCGCGATTGGTTTCACCTAAACGGGCCTTGTGTGCGATACGGATGGCCTTCTTCAAGGTGGCTGGCTTGATCTCGAGTTCTTCGGCAATGGCCTTGATGGTCTCACTAAGTCCAGTATTAAGATCTTCAACTTCTTGCATGACCTGCATACCTTCATTGATCAATTGTGTGAGTTTAATTTTGGCATCGCCGTTGAAACTACGATTGTAATCCGACATGGAAATCTCCTGTAAAAATAGTATTATACACAAGTTGTGTTAGGAATGCAATGGTGTTCGATAAATATTTCTGTGAAAGATCTAACAGTTACACCAAATCAATTTGATAGTCAAGGACTTTGGCATAATGCCATACTAAATCCCATAACACCCGGATCTAACATGATGGACTTGTTTGATCAAAATGGATATGATTTAACCGAGCTAGAACGTATGTATGCCAATGCGAACATGACCGCCACTGCCAGTCATCGTAGTCATCGCACAGCCATCAAGCAGGCCTGGTTCGTACAAAGTCCCAAACTTGAAGGCGCCATATTAAATCACAGTCTTTTGTTTGAACGCAAAGGCTACACCGGTCCGGCACTGGCACAGTTACAAAACTGGGCCAAAGTCACTCCACGATTTAATCAACTTGTTGTCTTACGACCCAAATGGGGTTTGGACTTTAGCATGGACTATGTGGATCGGTCAGGTAATGCTTTTGAAGTGCTCCACTGGGAATACGACGGATTTGATCTGGCAGAAATACAACAGGTCAAACAACAAGTAG